TTTTAAAATATCCTGTTGATTTTATTACATATTTTATCTTATTTTAGAAAACTACACTCAATATTACACTCAAAAACAAAAAGCACACCCTGTTTGAGTGTGCTTTTTGTTATTTTTGCTCAATGAATGTTTTGACATTGTTTTCTAACCAGTAAGGGTAAGGGTCATGCCCATCTTCTTTCGGTATTTTACCACTCTTTCGCCATCTGTCAAATGTTGAGCGTGTTTTTCCCAATAATTTGCAAAATTCGGTAATTCTAACTCGTCTTTGTATGGTCATTCAATTCTCCCTAAAAATTTCTTCAAAATCTCATAAAGCCCGTGATACGGCATGAAATTCACCCCATGCCAAAACGCACAAAATACATAATAATGCTTAACACAGGGGCTGATATAGTGGGGCAGGTCGCACACATTAATCGCATAGCCCTTTATTCTTGGATAGACATACATGACTACTCCTTTGGTGGCTTAGGTAGGGGTTGCCAGTGGGTTACTCGAGTGTCGTGTGGCATAAGCTCACTAAACTCATATCTATCGCCAAGATATTCCGCAGTTAATACATACCGCAGGGGTCTCTGATACACCAATACTACCGTTTCCAACGGGGGTAATCGGTCATCAACACTAATCCAACCGTTATTAGTAACACCATCGTTTTCCCACCCTGCACACACCGCTTTTTGACTGCGAAAAAGCGAGCTTGCTTCGGCAATCACGGCTTTTTGTTCATCATCGGATAGTTTGGACATGTCATAAGTGATTGAGAAATATTTAGGCTTGTTCATAATCCACCCCCAAGACTGCCAAAGCTGTTGCAATTACCCCGATGGGAATTTCTTTAATGACAATATTGCCAATCGCTTCACGATATACAGTACACTCTTTTGGGCAATTCTTGATAATCTCTTTGGCTTTTTCAGTTCCACCAAGATTTTCAATTAGTTTTTGTGCGGTTTCAATGTTCATTTCTTACCCTTTTTTGATTTTGTTCGCTTATTATTTCGTGGATTGTGTCGCATTTTGTTGCCGTTTGGGATTTTAAAATTTCTTTTTTCAAAATCATTAACGAAAAACGATAAAAAGACACCTGCCGAGTATGGATTATTTAATCTAGCCATTTTATTTCTTACTCCTTTAAACCGATTGCAAAGTGTTCAAGATAATCAAGCATGGAAACAACATCGCTATTTTGTGTTCTAATTCGACACTCTCTTATCTCAGCCAATAAAACATCAAAATCGCTTATTGGATTGTTGTGTTGTTCAACAATTTGCAAAGCTGTCTTGATAGTATTGACCGAATATTTTTTCGGGCAGGGAATGCTGTTGTGATATTTTCCAAAATCAAAAAAATAAACGCATTTGATGGCTCATTTTCAGCAATGTTTTTTGCTTCATCTAGTCCGATTTTATCAATCAACGCTTTGGCGGTATTTAGGTTCATTTTTTACTCTCCAAAACTTTACCAAATTTATCAATCTCAATAATATTCACTTCAATACCCTGTGCGATAAGCATATCTTTTGCAAAATTATTCGCCTGTTCTTTTGTCTCAAAAACTGGAAAAAACCCTAGTCTTTGACTATTTGCCAAGTAAATATTTTGTTCTAACCCCGTCCAGTGGTCGCTTGTGGCGATGGATAGGTTGGTGACTTGACCGCCATTTTGGAATTGGCGGACTTCGGGGTCAGCCCCTAAGCGACCCACGATGATTACTTTATTGATACTTGCCATTTTTAAGCTCCTAACATTCTATTCATTTTTTGTTCTATCAACTGATAAAACTTACCGATTTTTTCATCAAAAAGGGCGTGCATTTGGCGGTCGGGAAAATAGGTTTTGATAAAAAACGGCATACCATCGCTATAACTGATATAATCCCAACATTTACGCCCCGTTACCCACAAATTAAACTGCACCTGTGCCAAATGCTCCTTGCCAATATTATCGGTATCTAAGAGTTTGGCTTGTAGGTGTGGTTCTCGGGTTTTGATTTCTAAACCTGCATTTTCGCCCACCAATCTATCAGGACTTGCCCCAACAGGATAGCCGTATTTGTCGGCAAAATTAAGCACTATCCCCACTTCGGAAATCTCGGACGGTGTGGCATAGCCCATTTTGACATAGTAGTCGCTGACAATCGGCTCTAAGAAATGACCCCGCTCGGTGTATTCCAGTGTGAATATAGACTCAAACCCAGCACCAAGCCCAAAAAACATAAGCCATTAACCGAGTATCAAACGGCGGTTAAACTCAAAGCCATGCTCAAAAAAGGCGTGGTCATGCAAGATGATTTTAACGCCATTGGCTCATCTTTGCCGATAACCAAAGCCATGACATTGGTTCGCAAACGTGCAGGTTGGCGTATCGCAAAGATTATCACCGCTAATGGCAATGGGTATAAGATTAACGGGGATTGATATGCACCACTACCAATTTCACATTAATGATTTCAATGCTAGCACACGCCATCTAAGCCATGTTGAGCGTGCCTTGTATCGTGATTTGATTGATATGTATTATGCCACCGAAAAACCAATTACGGCTGATTTGACACGATTGGAGCGTGTGCTACTTATCAAAACCGATGATGAAAAGCAAGCGCTCCAAAACGTGCTTGCAGATTTTTTTGTTGTCAAAAAATTAAAAGGCGATGCCGAGCCGTGCTATCACAATGCACGCATTGACCGTGAGTTAAAAAACTACAAACACCGTCAAACGCCATCAAACAAAAATCAAACACCATCAAACGCAACATCAAACGACCATCAAACGCCATCAAACGATTGTCAAACAGACAGCGACAGACAAACCACCTACAAAAACAAAGTGGCGTTTTTGGTTAAGTCTCTGAAAGATAAAGGAATTAAAGCAAATGCACGCATGAAAATTGCCGAGTTGCAAACGCTGTTTGACACCCATTGCAAACAACCATCAAACAAAAATCAAACGTCATCAAACACATCAAACGACCATCAAACGGCATTTGGGCAGTCTATAACCATAAACCATAAACCAATAACCAATAACCAATCTAATATATCCCCCCAAACCCCCCAAGGGGCAGGGGTGATTGAAACGGACAAAACCGATGAGACGACCAAAGCGACAACTCAAAAAACTCACCCGCCATCAGACACGGACAAGACGCTTAACGTGCCTTTTGAAACCTTTTGGGATGCATACGACAAAAAGATTGACCCCAAAAAATGCAAACCGCTATGGGAGCGTCTAAGCGATAAAGACCGCTTGGACATCATGGCGTATTTGCCAAAATACAAACAATCCCAACCCGATAAACAATACCGCAAAAACCCACAAACATTTTTGAATGCTCGTTCGTGGGAAAGTGAGATTATCACGGCGACGCCACAGCAACCCCAATTTGGTACGCCTGCTGACCCCCTAGCAGTCAATGACTACTGGGAAAATCACTACACACCACCGCCAAACCGTGATGAAAATTTAAAAATCGCCATGGCACGACTTGCCAACCCACAAGCACAGCCAACAGGCATGATTGAGATTTAGGAGCCCGCCATGAACCCTTGCCTTAGCCAAACCGAACAAATGCAAGCCAGCCAATATCTGCCTAACTTTGCCAAGCATCTGCAAATGGTGGAAATTACCACCGACTGTCCCAAGCACGGCAAGACGGTGCGTAAAGTGGTAAATATCATCGCTGATACCGCACGCCATATTTGCCCCAAATGTGAAGCCGAACGTCAAGAAGCCGAACGTCAAGCACGCCTTGTTGCCAAGCATAGGGAAAAAGCCAAGAAAAGCGGTGTGTTGCACTATGGCAGTTTTGAGACATGGCAAGCGAAAACCGACCGTATGGCGAGCGTTCTTAGTTTTGTCCAGGGCTATGCCGTCAATCCGCAGGGCAATCTCATCATGAGTGGAGCGACAGGCACGGGCAAAACCCTACTAGCCAACCTGATTGCCAGCCAAGTTATCAGCGACGAAAAGAATACCTTACTGCTTCGGTCAAGCGAGATTGGTGAACAAGCACGCTCCACATGGACAAAGCACAGCCTTGTGAGCGAAAGCGACTTGGTATCTGTATGGACTGGTGTGGATTTGCTCATCATTGACGAGTTTGGTGAAGCAGATTTAGCAATCAATGGCGATATGAGACAGGCTGACCGTGAACGCCTAAGCCGTATCATTGATGGGCGATACATAAAGGGATTGCCCACCGTCATTACGACCAACCTAGCCAAAGACCAACTGATTGAAAGATTGGGCGATAGAGCATGGGATAGGCTACAACAAAATGCGGTGTTTATTGCCTTTGATTGGGGCAGTTACAGAAAAATGCATAGTAAGTTTTTGGAGATTTAAATGAGCGAAGACAGTGAACAAAAAGCCATCATCACATGGGCGAGATGGCAACCGCTATTTGATTTGGGCATGGCGGGCATGATTGCTGACTACCTGCACCACAGCCCCAACGGTGGGGCAAGAAGTGGGCGAGAAGGGGCGAATTTTAAACGAATGGGAACAAAGGCAGGGTTTCCTGATTTGTTTTTGTTTATCCCGCACGGGGGCTATCACGGCTTATTTATTGAGCTTAAAGCCCCAAAGGGCAAAACCAAAGACGGCAAACATAAGCAGGCGGGCAAGGTATCAAAACACCAACAAACGATGATTGACCGCCTAAATGCACAGGGCTATAAGGCAGTGGTGGCGTATGGGGCAACTGGGGCGATTGATGAGATTAAGGCGTATTTGGGGGCTACAAAATGAGCAAAAAACCCAAAAAACAAGATGATTTTAGACGTGAGATTAAAAAAATGATTGAGAAAATTTTAGAATTGCATAAAAAGTCAAAGCCAACTGTTACAGAGACAGATGGTTGTTTTCAAATTGGTTGCCATTTGCAAGAATTTTACAAACTGCTTACGGTTATTATTGGCATTGACACCAGGGGTCATAGTTGTCGCAATGGTGTTCTTATCAACGCCAAGAGATATAAAGATTTAACTCCCTTTATGTTGAAATATACACAAAACTTTACCAAGGGCGAAAATGCAGAAGTGTTGCTATATCTTTGCAATCAAATTATTTCGGCAGTCGGTGTGGGCTATGCGATGGGGTTTGATATGGAAAAGGCTTTAAATGAATTGGTAGAGCATTATGGCAATACAGGCTTTGAAAATGGCGAGATTGTAGAAACCAGTGCGGATGAATGGATGAAATTACGCCAACTATTAGAGCCTTATGCCAACAAGGATGAAAAAAAATGAACCGACTTAACCGCATAAAATCCCTGCCCTGTGTCCAATGCCACGCCCCACCACCAAGCGACCCTTGCCACGCTAATTGGGCGGAAATGGGAAAGGGCATGGGCAAAAAGGCAGATGATGAGTACACGATACCATTGTGCCGAAAATGCCATCAAGAGTTGGACACTTATCAAGGACGAAACCGTGAACGGGCTAAGGCGTGGTTTTTGAGAAAACTTGAGTTTGTTAATTCTGTGTTAAATGAGCAGGATAACCCAACTGAGAATTTATTTTAATTTATTTTAAAGGTGTTTGTTATGATGATTATTTTTTGGATTATTTGTTATTTAATTAAAACCTACTTGATTTATTTGGTTTATCAAGATATGAGTGGATTATTTTCTTTGCCGATTTTGAATTATATTGAAATATTATTAATCTTAAACTTTGGGTTAATGATTAAATGTATCTTAGGTAATTCTAGCTATGCGGATTTTAGTGTCTATAAAAAATTTACAATAGCAGAAAAAGTAACTTTGGGTTTTTCAAATGTGCTTATTATCTTAATACTTGCTTCACTTCATATTCTATATCAAATTTTCTTATGAAAAATCAATCCTACCGCCTTATCAATGCCGATGTTGCCGAGAACTGCTTTAAGGCGATTCATCAAGCCGTAGCGGACAACCTAAACACACCGCATAATGTCGTGGTAACGATTGGCATTGATGACGATAAGGCAAGAAGCAACGCCCAGAACCGACTTTATTGGAGCTGGCTTCACGAACTAGAAAGCCAAAATGGGCAAGATGATGAATGGTGGCATTGTTATTTTAAACGCTTGTTTTTGGCTCGTATTTACGCACGAGATGATGGCGAATTTGCCGAGATGGCACAAAGCATTAAGCGGTGTAAGGGTGTAATCAATGATACGCTTTATGAAAATATCGCAATGAGTGTGATTAAAAATATCACAACGACAAAGGCAAATACCAAACAATTTGCCGAGTATTTAACCAAGATTGAATTATGGGCGGTGGCAAATGGCTTTAAGGTTACGACACCGCAGGAATTGGAGTGGGTGAGATGATTTTATTTCAGCGTGGTAATTTAAAAATCGGCAAACGCCGTGGGCATTTTATTGGCGACCCTACATTGTCAAATAGAGCTGATGGAGATTTGTTGATTATTGATTTGTTTTTTATTTCAATTTTGCATTTTACGCCAAATATCAAATTAACCAATGCAATCAAAAGGTTGGTTACAGATAAACTTGATTTTTCTTGGCACGTCAATGTAAGCACCGCTAAACACATTGCAGGAAAACAAGGGTATGCAGAAGGTCAAGAAAGGGCGGAAAAAGAACGGCAGCACTACTATGATTTGTGTCAAAAGCACGAGAAGGAGTTAAATCAATTAAGACGTGAAAATGGTAATTTAAAAGAAGCATTTAGAATTTTGGCGAATGATAAGGCGGTAACAATGGCGTGGGACGAATTTATCAAAGAGTTTAAGAGAATGGGGATTGAGAAATGAACGGACAAAAACACGACCAATCCAAACCACGATTTAGCCTACTACCGTCCACCCCTTTGTGGCAGGTGGTGGAAGTCTTAGAATTTGGGGCGAACAAGTATGGGATGGATAATTGGAAAACCGTGCCAAACGCCCGTGAGCGGTATTTTAACGCCTGTCATAGGCATTTGAATGCGTGGTGGGCAGGCGAGATGGTAGATGGCGAGAGTGGACTACCGCACCTTGCCCATGCTGTTTGTTGTTTAATGTTTTTGATGTGGTTTGATGGGAGTGAGAAATGAATAGCGATGAATACTATAACTGGCTACAAAAATTTGAAAAACGCACGACGAGCGATGACACATTCACACCACCTGCGGTTTATGATGTCGTGTTAGAGTATGTCAACGAACACATTTTACATTTGGACGATTTGACGATAGAACGCCCATTTTATCCTGATGGCGATTATCAAGCAGCCGCCAAAAACTATGATGATAACACGGTGGTGATTGACAATCCGCCTTTTTCTATTTTGGCAAAAATCATTGATTTTTATTTGGCGAATAATGTCAAATTCTTTTTGTTCGCCCCTGCTTTGACGGTGTTTAACTCAATGCGAAACCGTGATTGTACTGCTATTATTGCTCCTGCTAACATTACTTATGATAATGGGGCGGTGGTAGATACTTGTTTTGCTACTAATCTGTGTGGAGATGTGCGAGCGATGACCGCCCCAGTATTATACAAAGCCCTAAAAGCATTAGAGCGAGAAAAGTCAAAATTACCAAAATATCAATATCCGCCCAATGTCCTGATGGCAAATGATTTAAATAAATTATGTAAGGCAGGGATTGAATTTAGCGTGTCGGCTAATGAAAGTGTATTTATTCGTCAGCTTGATAGCCAAAAAGAGCATAAAAAAACATTGTTCGGTGGCGGATTGCTGATTAGCGATAACAAAGCCAAAGAACTGCAAACAAAAGAACTGCAAGCTAAAAATAATTTAATAAATTGGGAATTGTCCGATAGAGAACGGGCGATTGTGGGGAGTTTGGGGGTAAACAATGATTGAACAATACGGTTTGGCGATTTTTGTGGTGTTTGTGTTATCGCCGTTGTTTTTGAGCTTTTGCTTGGTGTTGCTTTTTGACATGATAAAAGAATGTCGCAAATTTAAAAAAGAATTTAAGCAGGCAAAAAAGAGATGGAGAGATTTGTGATGACCGATTACCCAAACCTTGACCTTATCCGTGCGGTAATGAGCCAAAAAAGCACAAGCGATTATGCGGGTAATTTTGGCAAAGGTGGGCAAAATGCCCTTGATATGGCGGACGGTGCAGGTTGCTTGGCGTATGTGTCTAAGCACGCCCCAACTGACAACCCCGACTTAATGCGGTCGGCGGTGGCGTGCTATGTGGACGATGGGAAGCGTGAGCGGTTTTATAATGATGTGGTTAAACTTGCCGAGCAGGGCTATCAGTCTAAAAGCCAAAGACGCAAGCACGCCAAAAACCTTGCCCGTGCGGTGGTGGCTGATGTGGTGCAATGTGCTTTGACTGATAAGCAAAAGGCGGAGTTTTTGGGCGTGGCAAAGTCCACTTTTTGTCAATCCCATGCCCTTGTTTATGACAGGGTTATGGGCGATGTGGCAGGCGAGCTAAGTTTGGCAGACGATGTGGCGGGCGAATATTGGCGAAAAACATTTAAAGAACATAGAGGCTAATCAAGCCTCTTGTTCTAAGCGTTTTGCATACTCGATGATGGCTTGCTTTATCGCCCCTGCACGGTTGCCGTTGTGGTGGGCTTTGATTTTTTGTAGGGCTTCATAGGCTTCGGTGTCGTATTGACCTAGTAGCACTCGCACATCTTCTAGGGCTTTGTTGGTATTTTTTTTGATGGCGTTTAATTGAGCTTTTGATGTCTTAATTGTCATAAAATACCCCTTGATTTTTTCAAATTAAATGGCATAATAAAGATAAGGAGTGGTTAAGGGTTAGCCCCCTAACCAAACCCCCAGTAGTTGCCGCTACTTTCGGGTTACCTGTTTAATACGCTGGTGTAGCGATTAAGAGCAGGATTATTAGGGCGATGATTTTGACTAGTGTGGTCATCGTCCAACTCCTTATGTTTACCGCTAGTGCTAGTCACTAGCACCTACCTAGCAACCCTTGCTAGATAGCACATATTATATATTGACTTAGATAATTTGTCAATATATATATCTAAAAAATCCGCTCATTATTTGGGTGGATTTTTTTATTGACAAGTTAGTTTTTTTGTTATATATTATGTGCAGAGCCTCGAAAACTCTTTACAAGCGTTACCCACAAGCGTTATCTGTGGTATTTTTATGTCTAAATCTAGACAATCTCTTTGCATAGCTCCTAAAAGTTAATCCGAAACATTTTTTTGAGATTATGCCGAGAGGGTGGCGGTCATACAATACCGAAAGGAAAAGCCGTCCGCCGTGCTTGTAGCGGTTTCGAGCCTCTTGGCACCCTATTTTAGGGTAACTTTAATCGAAAAAAATACAAGGTATCTTATGACAAATCTTATCAACCTATCTTTTGAAACTTCTCAACAAATCCGTATTATTGACCAAAATGGCGAATTTTGGTTTGTAGCAAATGATGTTTGCGGTATTTTGGAAGTTCAAAATACTACCCAGGCATTGCAATCACTAGATGATGATGAAAAATCTAAATTAGATACAACATCTAGCCCTATGTTCAACATAGGGCTAGACCACAGAGCAAGAGAAATCAACATCATCAACGAAAGCGGACTGTATACCCTTATCCTGCGTTCTCGTAAAGCAATGGAAAAAGGCACGGTTCAGCATAAATTTCGCAAATGGGTAACATCAGAAGTCTTGCCAAGTATCAGAAAAACAGGGCAATACACCGCCCCCACAGTCCAATCCAACACGCTATCCGACACCGATTGGTCAAACCTAAAACGCCTTGTATGGCTGTGTGAAAACAACTTTAAAATGCAAAAATCCGCAGGACACGCCATTTGGGCAAGGTTAAGAGCGGTAACAGGGGTCAAAAGCCCAAAGAAATTTAGCCGTGAACATTTGCCCATTATTGCTAGCGAGCTTGAACGCATTTTTAGAATGAGTGAGCAGTACAGCCGAGCAATGCAAGCCACCGAACGGCTGATTATCCGTAATGTGCTAAAATATGGCGATGATGAGCCGATGGAATTTTTCCTATTAGAAATGGTAGAAAAAGCCACCGACTACAATCAAGCCAAAGCCGAGCGGTTGCCTGCGTTTTTTGGGAAAGAGTTATTAGAATTGGTTGCCTAACCATCACTTAAAAAAACACCCTACATGGCTTGACTGTGTGGGGTGTTGGTGCTTAATTCAAAACAGGGCTTGACAAACCGAACAAAAAACCCTATAATTTACTAGAATGCGGTTAAGTGTGAAAACATAACCAAGTTTTTATTTTTAATGCTGTTAAACCACTTCTTACCGACACGGCGAGAAGTGGTTTTTTTATTGCAAATCAATCAAGGTTTGTGTATAATAGGCTCTACGAGCCTAATTTCAAAACTAATTTTTTTGCCCTGCCGATTGGTGGGGTTTTTTATTGGAGAATTACAAATGTAACAATGTAAGGGCTTTTGCCCCACGCTGATTAACTGCCAACAAATAGCCTGCCGACCAGAACCCAAACAGCCCAATTAAGGGGCATTTTGAAAACGACCAAGTGCCATATCGTGCTTACTTAGCGTTAAAAACCGCTCAAAATGATGTAGCGACTTGGACGCCAAGCGTGTCTGATACCTTGGCAGAAGATTGGGTAATTGTGGAGTAAAAAAATGAAAGAACAAATCCAAGAACTTGAACAAAAAATCAGCGAGATTATCGCATATTGCAAGAAGGACGGTTTTTATGACCAACGCAAAGTAGCAATGGCTAACTCACAATTTGAAATTGCATTACTTCTGCTAAAAGACGCTGATAATCGCAAATAAACCGCCAATAAACTGCCAAACCGTCCTTTTGGGGCGATTTTTTACGCCTGTTGATTGACCACCAACAGAAATGCACCTTTGAGAAAAACAATCTGATGGGGCTATTGGTACGCCCACCATTGAGAGAACGAACGCCAATCCTAAGCCGTCTTTGTGCATTAAGTGGGCAAAGGGTTGGTAAGTAGCGGTTTCCCCATTACCGACAGGGGGCTTTTATGTTGGGTAAGACGGAAAGTTCAAATGACTGCTATTGTGTAGCGAGCCGTTACGCCCAACGCCTTTACAAGCCCAAAAAGGAGGGTTTATGACAACAAATAAGCCCAAAATGGGCAGACCGACATTATTCACCGATGAGCTGACGTTGGAGATTTGTGAGCGTATCGCAAACGGTCGCAGTCTTAGAAGTGTATGCCTTGATAAAGACATGCCAGCCATGTCCACTGTCATGGATTGGCTGAATAATAATGATGACTTTTCGGAGCAGTATCGTAGAGCGTGCGAAGACAGAGAAACCACGCACTTTGAAGAGATGCTGACCATTGCTGATGAAGTCTTACCAGAGACAGCAGAAGTGGCACGGGCAAAACTGCGTATTGATACGAGAAAATGGGTATTGGCACGCATGAACCCAAAAAAATACAGCGACAAAGGGCAAGACGACAACACCGACAACGCCATTTCACTGATGGCAAAATTTATGAAAGAGTTGGGGGAAGATAAGGGGGGATAATGTTCGACAAATTAGCAGACCCCTTATATCGCTTGAATAACCTGTACTACATCACAGATAAGACGGGTAAAAAAGTTAAATTCAAGATGACAGCCGAGCAGTTGGCATATTTTCAAGGCGAACATCACAAAAACATTATCCTAAAAGCACGACAATTAGGTTTCACCACGCAAGTGTGTATCATGCAGTTAGATTGTGCGCTGTTCGAGTCCAAGAAATGTGCCTTGATTGCTCATACCCTACACGATGCCAAACGGCTTTTTCGTGAAAAGGTCAAATTCGCTTATGACAACTTACCCGAGCTTGTCAGGCTTGCCAACCCTGTTAAGATTGAGACTAAAGAAGAGTTGGTGTTTGAAAATGGTGGCAGTGTTACGGTTAGTACATCCTTTCGTGGCGGTACGCTGCAGCGATTGCATGTATCAGAATTTGGTAAAATCTGTGCTAAATATCCCGACAAGGCAAGAGAGATTGTAACGGGTGCATTTGAAGCTGTACCATTGGACGGCATTGCCACGCTTGAGTCCACAGCAGAAGGCAGACAAGGTTATTTTTTTGAGTATTGCCAACAAGCCGAAAAAGACCAATTAGCTGATAAAGATTTAACCGCCCAAGATTGGCGGTTTTTCTTTTTTGCATGGTGGCAAAACCCTGAATATCAGATGCCATCGGTGGAGCTACCAGAACGCCTTGTAAGCTATTTTAGTGAGCTTAAAGCTAAGCATGGCATTAGCACCACAGCCGAACAGCAGGCGTGGTATTACGCCAAAGAGAAAACGCTTGGCGATGACATGAAACGGGAATGCCCGTCAATCCCTGCTGAAGCCTTTGCTCAATCGATTGAAGGTGCTTATTACGCCAAACAATTTGCTTACTTGTACGCTAATAATCGCATTGCCGATTTACCCGACAACGACCATTTACCCATTGATACCTATTGGGATTTGGGGGTATCGGACAGCACCACGATTTGGTTTATCCGTCAAGTAGGCGATGAATATCATGTGGTGGATTATTATGAGAACTCAGGCGAAGGTCTTAATCATTATTTGAAAGTCTTAAAAGATAAGGGTTATAAATACGATAGGCACGTTGCCCCGCATGATATTGATAACAGAAGTCTTGGGGCGAACAACGCCAAAAGCTTACGAGAGCTTGCCTATGATGGCTATGTGATTGATGGGGTAAATTACCGTGTGCGTTTTGAGGTGTTGCCCAGAACGCACAATGTCAATGGCGACATCGAGCAGGTGCGTCAAATACTAAAACGGTGCTGTTTTGATGCCACCAAATGTGAGCAAGGCATCAAAGCCTTAGAAAGCTACCGCAAAGAATGGAATGATAAATTAGGCGTATGGCGTGATAGACCGTTACATGATTGGTCAAGTCATGGGGCGGACGCATTTCGTTATTTTGCGGTGTATCAAAGCAAGCCGACATTTGCGACTGATTTTAAAGTGAGTTTGTATTAATGAACCCTGACTATATTTTACCTGAACTTCTGCCGCACTTTACCAAATGGCAATTGGTGGCGGACTGTTATGCAGGCGAGACGGCAGTAAAATCAAAAGGCGAGCTGTATCTGCCCAATCCTAGCCCTGCAAGCGAACCCCTTGATGTCAAAGCTAAACGCTACAAAGACTATCAAACACGGGCGGTATTTTACAACGCCACACGAAAGACCGCTAAAGCCTTGAGCGGTCTTGCCTTTGCAAAATATCCTTTGCTTGATTTGCCCAAAAATTTAGAAATTTTAAAAAATGATGTGGATGGGGCAGGTACGGATTTAACGCAGCACGCCAGACGAGCTTTGACCATGCTTTTAATCAAAGGGCGTGGTGGGCTTTTGGCGGATTTTCCGATTTCAAACGGTGGCACAAAAGACAAAACCAAGCATTTACGCCCCGTGGTTAAATTGTATGAGCCAGAACAGATTATTAATTGGCGTACAGCAACCATTGACGGACAAAAGAGGCTCACGCTTTTGGTCATTAAAGAAAGCTATGTCAAGTTTGATGATGGCTTTCGTGCGGAATATGGCGAGCAATTACTGGTTCTGCGGTTGGCTGATGGTGTGGCTACCAGTCAAATTTTACGCAAAGACGGTGTGGGCTTTGTGCCATTTACCGAGCAGGCGCCGATTTATGATTTTACCCAAAAGCCTTTTGATGTTATTCCATTTAGCTTTATCGGTGCGGATGATAATGATGAGAGCATTGACGATGCCCCTTTGTATGATTTGGCGATGCTAAACCTTGCTCATTACCGTGACAGTGCCGACTATCAAGAAAGTAACTTTATTGCAGGTCAGCCCACCTTGTTTATTACAGGGGTTACCAATGAATGGTATCGGGATGTGTTAGCTCCTAATGGTGGCGTGCATTTGGGGTCAAGGGTGGGGCAGATTCTAGGCGTAGGGGCAACCGCTCAATTATTACAAGCCGATGCCAACAACGCCAATTTTGAAGCGATGAAGCATAAAGAAGAACAAATGGTGGCAATCGGTGCAAGATTGGTTGGCAACACAAGCAATAAAACCGCAACAGAGGCAGGGGCGGAGATTGCTGAGCAAGCATCACTACTGGCAACCATTTGCAACAACCTATCGGATGCTTATAGCCGTTGTTTTGGCTATCTGGGGCGTTTTGTGGGGGCTGATGGGGTGCCTACTGTCAGTTTTAATACCAACTTTGCCACCAATAAGATGACCGCCCAAGAACGAGCCCAGCTGATTGCTGAATGGCAAGGAGGTGCGATCAGTTGGTCTGAAATGCGTGCAAAACTCGTAGAGGATGAAATCGCTACCATTGAAAACGCCGATGAAGCAAGGGGTGTGATTGAAGGTGAATTACAAGGGTACGGCATAAATGAAGAGACTCATCAACCTTGAACGCCTAAAACAATCCTTGGTCAATGATTTTGGCATAACCTTAAAAGCGGTAGATGCCTATTTGCAAAAGGCGATATTCAACCGTGAGGTAAAAAGCCTAAACGCTCGTGAAATCAAGCAATTAACCACCAACGCTGATAAAGAATTACAAGGCTTGTTTGGTGCTTATACGGACGGCTTAAAATCAAATTGGCGTACGCTTTTTTCTCATCGCTACAAGGTACATGGTGATGAGGCTTACAAGGCAACCAGACAACGGTTAAACAGCCCAAAAAGCCTAATGGCGTACGCCGATAAAGTTTTTGATAAGCCGCTGCATCTAACTACTAATGTGGGCATCAGCCTAGATGATTTAACCAAATCATTTGGTAAAACCGAAAGCGAACGCATTATCCGTGCCATACGCCTAGCCCACAGCGAGGGTTTAACCAATGATAAACTTGTACAGCTGATTCGTGGTAGCCGTGCTAATCGTTATCAAGATGGCATTTTGCGTACAACAACAAGAAATGCCCACGCTATCGCACGCACAGGCACGGCGATTGTGGCAAGTGAAGCCAAGCAAGCCTTCATCCGTGACAATCTTGACATCATCAAGGGTATTCGGGTAAATGCGACTTTGGATAGCCGAACCAGTCCTATTTGTCGCCATTTAGACCATCAGTTCATGCCTACCCACAAGGCGAAATATCCGCCTTACCATTTTAACTGTCGGTCAAGTTTTGAGATTGTTTTTGACGGCTACGAAAGCCCCAAAAATAGAGCGTCTGAATTTGGCGTAACCGAAAATGTCAGCTATTATGAGTGGTTAAAAAAGCAAACACCTGATTATCAAGATGAAGTGCTTGGCAAAGCAAGGGGCAAGCTGTTTCGTGATGGTGGCATGAGTGCAGAAAAGTTTAAATCCTTGCAACTGGATAAAAACTTTACGCCTTTGACTTTGGAGCAGATGAGAGAGCTTGAACCTTTGGCGTTTAACCAGTCAAAGCCAAGTTATCAGACAATCAATATCGGTCACTTAAAGCCACGAGCTAGCGAAGTTAAACGCCTGCAAATTGAGCCAGCCAAGCTTGGGGAGAAACCAAAACAGCCAAGACCAGCCGAGGCTGAATTGGCTGACCTGCTGCAGCAGTATTTTGGCATTTATTTGGTGCGCTATGATGACCGATACCACAAACAAAGCCCAACAGGTAATCCGCCAGACTTTGCTAAAAAAGATGACGAATTGCCAGTCAAAGAGTGGCAGACACTAGATATTATGTATGCTATTGGCGATGATGTAGATATTAAAGCTTACTTACATAGTATTACCAAATCAGATAAAGCGTGGGATAGGCAAAAAGAAAACATCATCAATCATATTGAAAAGTCAGATATTGTGCCATTAGATTTACGCAAATTTGACAAACAAAGGTTGGAAAAAATCATCGGTTTTGTGTTATCATTAGATAAAAAACAACAAAACAAAATCCTTATAATTAAAGGAGATGATGATGATTATGATAAGTAAGGGCAATAGTTTTGGCGGAAAGAGTTTTGCCAATCAAGTTTTAACCGAAATCCGCCCAAATCTCATTAAGCGATTTGGCAAAGATAGTGAAATCATGCAAGACTTTGATAACGAAGAAAAGTTTTTTGGTTTTATTGCTTTGCAAGATTTGTCCAAAGATGATTTTAATTTTGTTGCCGAGCAAATTATCAATGCCGACCTTGACGAAAAACCCAAAATTGCATTGATTGAGAAAATCAAATTCGACCCACGTTTTTCTTAATTTTTTTTAAACACGCACAAGCACCCATCGGGTGCTTTTTTATTGTCCGCAATTTGTAATTGCATAACATAGGTAGTAACCCATGACAGACGAAAACAAACAAGAAACCCAAATCACAGCCGAGCAGTTTCAAGCAGCACAAGCTGAAATTGAACGCCTACGCAAACACAACGAAACACTGCTGGCAGAAAAGAAAAGCGAGACCGAAAAACGCAAAGCCGAGCAAGCCGAAAAAGACAAACAGGCCGAAGAACTGGCACGCAAAAAAGGCGATTTTGAAACCTTAGAAAAAAGCTATCAAGATAAAATTGCAAATCTTGAAAAACAGATGAGTGATATGACAGCCGAGCGTAACAATGATTTGATTAAATCACAATCATTGAAAATTGCCAGCCAGTTATCCACCAATGCCCATAATCAAGAAATCTTGCAAATGCTCATTGAAAAACGCTTAACGGTGGATAGCGGAGCAGTTAAAGTAACAGATGGCAATGGTAATTTAACCATTTCTACATTGGACGATTTAGTAAAAGAGTTCAAAGATGGGGGTAAGTTTGACAGTTTGATTGACGGCACAAGGGCTAGTGGCACAGGGGCAACAGGTCAAAGTCAAAAACAAGCCCAAGATTATAGCGAAGCCGAGCGAGTCGCTTTGGCACAGTCTAACCCAACTTTATTTAATCAATTATTCATGGAGTAACCATGCCCAATTTAAGAGAAATTTTTAATAAAAATGTGGTGTTGTCTTATCAAGTTAAAGACAACCTGCAGCGTTCAAAGTTTTATCAGTCAGGAGCTTTTGTGTCAGACAGTCGCCTAAGACCACTACTGACAAGCGGCTCAAAAACCTTTGAAGTGCCGTTTATCCATCCCATTGATGGCAACCTTGAAGCCAACTATGGCAACACCATCATGACTGATATCGCCATGCCTAGAAGCATTGAAGCGAGTAAGTCAAAAGGTCGTGTGGCGTTCTTAAACGAAGGCTTTATTGAGAGCCGACTGGAGAACTATCTAACAGGCAAATCGCCTTTGAGTGAGATTGCCAAAATGCTAGACGGATTTTGGCTAACCCAAATGGAAAACCGAGCCATTGCTACCGTGTTTGGCTTGATGAATTATGACCATACCAACGGCAAGAAGCTTACCCATGACATTTCAAAGACCACCGCTGATGACACCAGTGGCTTTGATGTGAATGCGTTTATCGATGCCGAAGGCACGCTTGATGAGGCGTATCAGGGCAAAGGCATCATGATTGTTCATCCACTCATTGCCACCAAAATGCGTAAGCAACGCCTTGTGGAGAAAGTTACCACCGCTGATGATTTAAAGCCTGTTGAGACTTATAACGGTCGCACAGTGATCCAATCCACCAAAGGCACGGTTATTGGCACAGGCAAAAACGCCAAATACGTGTCGTACTTGCTAGGTCGTGGGGCATTCGCTGCTGATGTTGTGGCAGGTCAAGATGATTTAGAGCTTGAACGCACCGCAAACACAGGTAATGGTGCAGGTCATACCACGCTTTGGACACGCCGTCATGCGTTAATCCACCCACAGGGGTTTAGCTTCATTGCTGAAGACTCTGCATTGACAGGCGGTACAAAGAATGAAGCCTTATCAGCAAGCTGGACAGACCTACAAACAGGCACAAACTGGCGACTGGACGCAACACCAGAACAAACGCCAATCCGCTTTTTAATTACCAATCTATAAGGAGTGAATGATGGGACTACCCAAAGACAAAGTCAAACCTGCTTTTAACTACACTTACCCATCAGAAAGAGACTACTTTGACGACTCAAAAAGTACGGCGGGGGCAATGAAGGTTACCGACACTGCCAAATCAGGTGAAGATTACGGCATTAAAAATCCAGAAAAAACAGAAGCTTTGACTGGCACGACATCTGAGACTGGCAAAGTGGAATAATCGCAAAGCCCCCATAAAGATTCTACCTTATGGGGGTTTTATCATGGGGTATTTATGACGCAAGACGAACTAAATTTGCCTGATGCCAATGAAGACACGCTACTTGCGGTCAATGCTTGGCTATCACGCCATCAAATACAAAAGCCCTACCATGACAACGTCAAACAGGCAGGGCGATTAATAGCCAAAGCATATCTGGCAGGCGAGCTATACCAAGCACGCACCGAAGGCGTGGTTGTGTCTAAATCATCGAAAGCGGGCGATGTATCGGTGTCTAAGACATACGCAAGCGGTCAAGATGGGCAAGCCATGGGGCAATATGAGATGATGGCTTTGGATTTAATCAAGCCGTTCATCATCACGTTTGGCGGTATGGCAAGCCTGCCTGTGATAAGGGGATAATATGGGGCTAAACAGTGAGATTACCGCCGACATCGCCAATGCTCTTAACACCGATTTGGCGGACGCTGTTACCGATTTTACCGCCACACGCCAAAGCAATGATGATTGGGTCATCAATGACAACGGCACACCAACCGAAGCCTACACAGGGCGTGGGGTGTTTGGCTCATACAGTGCGTATGAGACGGACGGGCAAGCGATTGGTATTCATGATGTGAAGCTGATTTGCTTACAATCTGAAGTTACAGGTATGCCCATGATTGATGATGTCATCAATGATATGCGTGTGCTTAGTATTGCCAAAGACCCTGCCGATGTCAGCTACACAATCCAATTAAGGGGGCTAAATGTGGACAACACTGCCTAGTCTATTTGCCGATGAAGTGGGCGATGAGTTAGATAGGACGTATCGCAAATTTGCTATCAATGTATATAACAATTTGCAAGCCCTAAGCCCTATTGATACAGGGCGTTATAAACGGTCTCATCATATCAGCATTGGTAGTCCTAGCTATGCCGAGACAGGCGGTGGCATTGGCTTGGTGCTTGGATTGCCACGGCATACTTACCCCCTTGTGTATTTTCAAAACAACCTGCCGTATGGCTTACGGCTTGAACATGGGCATTCACAGCAAGCCCCCACAGGGGTGTACTTGAACGCCTTCAATAGTGCGGTGGCAAGCCTATGAATAGCTTAGAAATTGAACAAATCATCTTAACCCATATCGCAACATGGCGACATTTTGACCCAAAACGCCTAGCACGGGATAACCGTAACATCGCACCACCCAAAGACGGTGTATGGGGGCGTGTGTCAATTTTGGGCGGTATTAACGCCATTGCAAGCCTATCTGATGAGCCGTGTGTCTTGCAGGTAGGTACGCTTGTCGTACAGCTATTTTGTGCGGAAAATCAAGGCACGGTTAAGATTAAGACGTGGGCGGATAGCCTAGCCCAACATCTGAAAGCAAAACAGCTAGGACGGCTTGAACTATTAGCCCCCAGCATCATCAGCGTGCCATCTAATGACGGTATTTATCAAATCAATGTGAGTGTGCCGTATCGGCACTACTGAATTTTTAAAGGCATTCCCCATAGATTATCTTGCCAATCTGTGGGGATTTTTTATGTGGCAAGAATTTTTATGTTCGGAGTGAATATGAATGAATTGGTCATGGTTGATGATGGTCAGCCAAAAACAACAACCCTGCAAATCGCACAGGGTTTAGGCGTTAAGCATGAAAACGTAATTAAATTGGTGCGTTCCTATATGCCTGATTTTGCAGAATTTGGCAAGGTCGGATTTAAAATCCAACCAAGATTGAAAGGTCAGCACGGTGGTGGTGATGTGCCGTATTTTGAACTTAACGAACAGCAAGCCACGTTTTTAATGACCCTTATGCGAAACAGCCCCAAAGTGATTGCCTTTAAAAAAGCATTGGTTCAAGCATTTTTCTACGCTCGCTCATTGTTGCAAAGTGAGACGATGAAGCTAATGCAACAATACACCTTGCTTAGCGACTTAAAAGAGCGTGAACAGGCATTTGCCAGTTTGTGCGGTAAAGGTCTATCCGATTGGAAAAAGAGACGAGACGACTTAGACAGCGCTATTTTGTCGGTACAACAGCAAATGCAACCCCAACTACCATTTAACCGCCCATAGGGCTTAGGAGTAGAAATTATGTCTCGTGGTTCACGAATTGTGGTGGCGTACGCCCCCCAAACAACCGAAGAAATTCCAGATACAGGGTGGAAAATCCTATCCTACATATCAAATGGTTTAACCGCCAGCTTTGAGAATACCGAAAGTGAAACTATTACCGATAGCCGTATTGCACAGGCAGGATTGGTAACGGGCGGTCAGTTGCAAGGCGATATTGAAGTGGAATTTGCCAAAGACGCTTATGATGACTGGCTGTCAGCGGCGGCGTTTAGCGAATGGCAGGGCAATGTTTTGACATTCGCAGGTAGTACCGCCAAAACCTTTGCCGTAGAAGTCGGTTACAAAGACGTGGGCATTTACCACTATTACGGTGGTGTGCGTGTCAATACCCTAAAACTCGCCTTGTCTGACACAGGCTATGCCACTTGTGCCTTTGGTGTGATGGGTACGGATTACAAAAACCAAAACGACACGCCATATAGTCAATCTCCTACCACGGCTGACAACCTGCAACGGGTTACATCGCTGTCGGTGGAAGACATTAAGATTGACGGCATTACCACAAAAGGCGTGGCGTGCGTTACTGAATTTAGCTTTGAAGTGGATAACAACATCCAAGCCCAAAAATGTTTGGGTAATGGCATTTTTGCAGGGTCATTGCTTGAAATGATGGCGAAGATGTCGGGTGCCATGACGTTAGCTTATGGCAAAAAAGCCCAAGAGATTGTCAATAAGCAAATGACGGGTACCACTGTTGCCATTGAGCTGACCTTAAAATTCCCCGATGGGTCAAAGTATGTACTTGCGATTCCAAAAGCACAAGTAGCAGGCGATACTCCGAACGGTAGTATGAATGACCTAATCAAGCAAAATGTGAATTATACCGTGGTGGAAGAAGCACCAACCATTACCAAAATCCCAACATAGGAGTGATTATGGCGTATATCATTAAAAAACAAGATTTGGCAGACAATAAAGATTTTACAAGCACGTTTACCCATGATGAGACGGGCATTACGGTAACTTTTTATTCCGCCATTAAACCTGCTTTTTTGCGAACCCATGCCCTTATCATGGCAAAAAGAGAGCAAGAACAGGACACGCCATTGACTGCCGAAGTCATCGCCAACATTAGCGATGATGAGTTAAACATCAATGAAGCCATGGGTTATGCCATTGGCGAACATCTTATTGCCGACTGGGATGTAATGATGGATGATGACGGCAGTCAAGAAAAGCTACCCATTACAGGGGAAAACTTTGTCAAACTGTTATCCAACTTGCCAAACGGTTTTGAGTTTTCTATTTGGTGCTTGGAATGTAGCGAAAAGACAGCCCAAAGTGCCAAACAAAAGGCAACTGATTTGGCAAAAAAGCCGTCCAAAGGTGGCGATGGGAGCAAGACTACCAAGACCTAAGCGATTTTGACAGGCAGGTTTATGCCTATCTAAACCTGCCAATACCCGATGAACCGTCTACGGATTACATGGTCAATGCCATGATTGAAACATTTTGGCTTGCCAATCGTGGACGGTCTTATTTGTCAAGCATGACAGTTATCCCATTGCCCCTAACGGTAGGGCAGGTTAGCGATGTGTTGGCGGTCTATCCATTGCCCCTAAATCGTGAGTGGATAGATAGGGCGGTGTTTGCCATCGATGATGAATATCTGAATATGGTACAAGACAACTAATAGGCGGTAAATTGTAACCGCCTATTGCTATCTTGTTACTGCTTGGTGTAAGATATATGCTCCCTTTCTTTAAATTGGAGCATTAAGATGAAAAAACTACTTTTGGCAGGTGCTATTGGCTTATCTCTTGTTGGTTGTGCGACCACAGGCACTACATATACTCCAACCCAAAACAGCTTAGTGAACCGCCAATCGGCAGTATCAATACTGCGAGCTTGGGGGATAAATTGCTAATGCAAGGTGTCATGACTGAGCGTGAAGCATTGTATTTCCCAACTACTCAAAAATTTTATCTAGGCGGCTCTATTGGTTCGGGTTATTACGCTAAGCAAGGGGAGAATGCTGAATATGAATTTTTTAGCAGTGGCACTAACGAGATTGGAAGCGGACAATTTAAAGATGTTATGGGTATAGATATGCCTTATGGCTTAATCCGTAGAAAATCTGATAATGCGATATGTGCTACCAGTATGACGGGTGGGGCAAGCGTTTGTCGCAACGACCTGCAATTTGAAAAGAAAAATTGGATAAGTGCAGGCAGTAGCAATTTTCAACAAACTTTATTGTATAACGGAAAGGTAGGGAATAAAATTAATATTGCTTATCGTGAATTTAGTAGTGATTTGGCACGCCCTGCTTTTAACAACGATGTGGAGTATGACCTATCAGAATCAAATCAAATTGGCTACAAGGGGGCGTTGCTTGAAGTTATTGAAGCTAACAACCAAATGATTAAATACAAAGTCATTAAGAATTTTAACCAATGATAAAAACGCTTATTTTTTTAACAGGATTATTCATTGCTATCATGTCTTATGCAGACCCTAACTCAGACGAGTTAGGGGTGTGCTATCTTTTTGATGGTGATGAATTAAAGCAAAAAGATGTTTGTGTTATTTCTAGTAGTTATTCATTTGGTTATGCCGAGCATACCTTTAAGTTGAATGGTATCGATTATGAATTTTCTTACGATATGAATTTGGAGATTGGCGAGATGGCAAAAAATTATGGAATGTATAAAAGAGATAATTTTTATATGCCTTACCCATACGATGATGAGATGGATAGCCTTGCAATGACATGCTTTAAGACAGAGCCTTATGATTTTTGCTACAAAGAATAGTTAAGAAACCCACTTTGCAAGGTGGGTTTTTTGTTGTATATTATGTATAGAGCCTCGAAAACTCGTTGAAAGCGTTACCCACAAGCGATATCTGTGGTATTTTTATGTCTAAACCTAGACAATCTCTTTGCATAGCTCCTAAAAAGTTAATCCGAAATCTTTTGCGATTATGCCGAGAGGGTGGCAGTCATACAACACCGAAAGGAAAAGCTGCCCGCCGTACTTTCAGCGGTTTCGAGCCTCTTGGCACCCTATTTTAGGGTAACTTTAATCGAAAAAATTGAAAGGTGTCTTATGACAAATCAAATCCAAACCGTAAATTTTCACAACCAATCTCTACTTACGCTCCAAAAAGACGGTATCGCTTATGTGGCGATGAAGTCTATTTGTGAGAATATCGGTCTTAACTGGGACGCTCAACGCCAACGCATCAATCGTGATGAGGTACTTGCATAAGGTACGGTTATCATAACCGCACCTACAAAAGGTGGTTTACAAGAAATGCTATGCCTACCAATCCACTACTTAAACGGTTGGCTGTTTGGCGTAGATACAAACCGTGTCAAAGCCGAAATCAAAGAAACGCTGATTACTTACAAAAGAGAATGCTACCAAGCCTTATTTGACTACTGGAATAACGGTGTGGCAGTCAATCCACGAGCAACCAAAGACGAAAGAAAGCCACTGGTACAAGCGGTAAATATGCTCGTTGCCGAGACAGGGGCGATTTATAGCAATGTGTGGAAAATGATACACCAACGCTTTGATGTGGGCTGTATCGATGAGCTGACAGGTGAGCAGGTACATCAAGCGGTGGAGTATGTGCATAAACTCATGTTGCAGGCAGGAAGCAAGGTGAACGCCCCCTTTGTCCAAAACATCATCGCTGGCACCGCTCACCAAAACCGCATGGCACAAGATGAACTGGGGCAGATGATGGCACACTTTGGCAAAGCCTTAGACCATATCGCCGAACTCCAGAACCGTCTAAAACGCCAAGAAGTGCTGATAGACGGTGCAAAAAGACAGTTGGTTGCTTGATATTTATTAAAAAAGCACCCTGCCATGTGTGGGGTGTTTGTGCCGTTTTGTAAAAAAGTCTTGATATTTCTACCCTAAGTAGATATTATATAGTCATCATTTTACTATTTTTTAAAGGGTTGGGTCTATTGGCTTAGCTCTTTTTGTATCTCTAAAAGGTGTCATTATGAGTAACCCTGCGGTTAGTGCGACAGCTGTCGCTAATGCCTTTATTGCTCGTGGGGCAAGAGATGGAAAGCAATTTACCCCCATGCAGCTACTTAAATTAACCTATATCACTCATGGGTGGTCATTGGCTTTTTTTGACAAACCATTGATGGATGATGACATTGAAGCGTGGAAGTATGGACCTGTTATTCCCAATCTATACAAAGCCATTCGCCATTATCGTGGCAATCCTGTAACCACGCCTATTATGTTGTTAAATGGCGAGATTGATGACATAACAGAAGAACAGAATAAGCTGATTGAGTTCGTTTATAGACGGTACGGTCATCTTGATGGTATTTCTTTGTCTGCTCTAACGCACGAACCCAACACGCCATGGTATGAGTTTTTTAATAAAATCACATGGGGTCGCAAAATTCCCGATGCAATCATCGCCAAGCACTATAAAGAAAAATTGGAAGAGTTAAAGAAAAAGCATGACTGGGAATAACGATTTTCTTGATAGTGTATTTAACGACATAGAAACCGTAGATGCACCACGAGTACGCAAGAGTGCTAAAACTGAAAACGAGCTGACAGAAAAAGATGAGCTGAAAGAAAAATCAAGTGTGCGTGATGAAGACTTAAAGGACCATGCTCATGTGTGGTTTAAAAGAGTTTTTTCTGTCATGTGTATTATCTTCATGATAATCGTCTTTGTTTTGGTGTTACATTGGATTTTGCCTGATAGATACACATGGCTAGATGACAGGCAGTTGGATAACCTTAAAAACATCGTCTTGGCTGTCTTTGCGTCCAATGCCATGAGTACATGGATTGGTAAAATCAAGTAATTAATATTAAACAAACCACCCTACAAGAAAATTGTGGGGTGTTTTTTATGACCGTCCGAAAGCCCAATTTTGGAAAAACACACAGCATAAAATAAAAAACCGCCAATTACTGCAAATAATTGGCGGTTTCGTTTAGAAATCACGGATTATTATATATGTTTAGAAATCATAAGTTAAATTCACAATTAAAGGTAGATGGTAAGATGACAAATAATTATGCAGACAAAGTAGGCTTGATACAAGCGGTGGCGTTATGCGGATTTTCGTTAGCTAGTATCATACTGGCGGTGAGTGCTTTGATTTTGGCGTTAAAATAGACTGGGATAAACCGCTCTAAGGGGCGGTTTTTTATTGAGACTTATCGGCATACTCACGAATGGCAGTCATGAGTAGCTCGTTTTGGTTCATGCCTAGCCTTTTGGCGGTGGCAACAATAAACTCAATGTCTGATTCGTGTAGTTTAAAGGCTTTGAGCTTAATGCCCCGTTTGGCGTCGCTGTCAGCTTGGATTTGGGTGCGTGATTTGGGGTTGAGTTTTGGCATAATACTTGACCTTTTTTTTAAAATAGCTTATGATAATAGGTAAGGAGTGGCTAGGCGTTTCCACCTAACCTGCCTTAGTAGTTCCCGCTACCTTAGGCTTTTACTGTTAGTAAGCTGGATAGCTTAGCAACAGCAGAGCGATGATTACGATTAGTTTAAGTGCCGTTTTCATCGTTTACTCCTTGCTTTTTGGTTGGGTCTAAGCCCAACGGCTCATCTTCACATCATTGTGTTGATGGTGTATATTATAGGTTGAACCTACTAAAAAAAGCAAGTATTTTTTTAAAATATTTGCTTTTTTCTTGCCTGTTTATTTTGTAACCGTCCGAAAGGGCGGTTTTTTATTGGGGGTAATATGGAACAGACATCACGGTTAAGTATTGTTTTAGATGCCAGTAGTGCGGAAAATTCATTAAAACGCTTACGCCAAAATCTAGCCGATTTGGAGCGTTCTGGCTCAAACCTAGCTACTAGATTTAGTGCTATGTCAAGCAGTGCCAATCATTTGACAGGGGCAACAAATGCCACAACAAGCGGACTTAATCGCATGGGTGGGGCAAGTGCCACGGCAAGTCGTGGTCTTGCTAATGTCAGTCGCTCAGCAAGCGGTGCAAGCGGTCAAGTGCAAACTCTTGGTAGTCGTTTAAGGGAGGGAAGTCCGCTCAGACGGCAAGGCAAGCACGCCCACGCTTACCGTTCATAACGACATTGGCGGTGTGCCACAAGCCTTGCGGTATTTATGCCTGCGATATGGCGATTTTGCAGGGGCAAAGCTAAAAGTTATCCACACCCTTGCTGAGTTTTTGGACCGTAGCGATGATGAGCATTAGAAAGTACAGCATTGGTACATCGAGCAAAAGACAAGCGAGACGAATGCCACCACCACCTTTGAGCTGTCCAACCCCGTGGACTTTGAGGGCTTAAAAATCCCCGTAAGGCAAATCACGAGCTACTGCCATGAAGCGGTGTGCGGTCGCTATCGGGGCGAGGCGTGCGGATATACAGGCACGGCACGGTTTACCATAGACGGTAAGCCCACCGATGACCCTGAGCAGGACAGGTGCGGTGGACGGCTGTCCGACTGCATGCTCCGCTTTGGCGAAAATGCCGAACTGCCTTTTGCTGGATGGCCTGCTAGTAATTTAACGTAATTTGCCATAGGGGGTGCTCTCATGTTAAAATGAAACGTCCTAAGTGGAGATTTGCCCATGCAACCAAAATCAAAAACCCAAGAAGCCTATGAATTTTTGCAAAGCTATCAAGGATTGACCAATCCTGATAATTTGCAGTTTCACCGTTGGCTTAGAGATGGTAAAAACTTAGTACAAACCAGTGCTGCGGATGGCTATATCCTACAAGGCTTTGCTTATAACTTGTTGGGCAATACCATACTCTCCCTTGACAGTATGAAAAAAGCCAAACTGCTTAACAATTATTTTGGCAAAGTAAATTATGCAGGTCTTTTAAATCGTCTTGGTAGGTACGTAGGTACGAAGAAAGTATATCTATTTGCTTTGAATTACTGCAACAAGACCCAATGGATAGTCATGTATTTTCAATGGCATTAGCCAATGCTGATTTAGCATTGGATGCTGACATGGCAAAAAAAGCTTTTTTGCTGTATGAAGGTGACGATGTTGATTTACACCCTTTTCTAACATCCCTTGATAAAAAAGCAGAAATATTACAAGATGTGGATATTGATAAAGAAATGTTTATTAATATCAAAAGAATATTATTTAGTTTTTTATCTCACCATTATTGTGGCGACTATTCCACAAGGCCTTTTATTGTAGAAAATGAGATTGGCAAGCGACTTGATTTAAATGTTTATCTCAACAATGTAGATGTCCATCAATGTGTGGAATTGACTGACATGTTCATGGACGAACTTATTGATGACGATACTTTGCATTTTGATGATTATAAAAACATCATTGTGCATTTTATTCCTGCCAAGTACCATCAGGTGGCATGATGGCTGTTAATGAACAAGATTTACGGCAAACAGCCATTGTGTTATCCACTCTGATTAATGAGCATTCTGATGAACATTTGTTGCGTGCTTATATCAATCGTAGTTACTACGCCATCTATCACGAATGTAAAATATACATTGAGGCAAAATTTAAAAAATTATGACTTATCAGATACGGGTACATTTAAGACAGGCACCCATAAACGTATTTATTTTATCTTGGAGGACTTAGGCAAAACCAATAAAAAAGCCTATTCTTTAGCACTTAAATTTGATGACTTTTTAGCCAAACGCCACAAATCTGATTATAAACTTAATGATGAAATTAACTATGCGGATTACATACAGTGCAAAAAATACTTTGAAGTCATTCCTAATTTATTAAAAGAAATATCTTAATTTCTCATCATATCACCAACCGCCCCAAAGGGCGGTTTTTTTTGGACAGAAAATGAGACTAACAGCGACTTTAAAAAGTAAAATCCACGCCCACGCCAAATCCGCCTATCCTGCCGAGTGCTGTGGGCTTATCATCGGGGGCGAGTACTATCCTTGCGATAACATCGCCCGCGACCCTACCCAAACCTTTGAGATAGACCCCATGCAGTATGTGGCACTATCGTACAAAGGCGAGATACAAGCGATTGTTCATAGCCACCCCAACGGCAATGCTGAGCCGTCCGAAGTGGATAGGGTACAAATGGGGCTACATGGCGTGGACTGGGTGATTTGTGGCTTTGGCTACCATGCAGATGGGGGGCAGTACTGCGACATCAAACGCCACAAACCCACCACCTACACCGCCCCACTGCTCGGGCGTGAATATCATCACGGGATGCAGGATTGTTATAGCCTCGTGCGTGATTATTACAAGCGGGAGCTTGGCATTGAATTGCCCGATTTCCCACGCACCGATGACTGGTGGGAAGATGAAAGCCATGAACCACTGTACGAGAACAACTTTAAAAAAGCAGGCTTTGACGTGGTGCAAGACTTACAAAAGCATGACGTCATCCTATGCCGTGTGGGGCGAACTCATCATATCAACCACGCCCTAATCTTTTTGGGCGATGGCACGCTAAACAGCGAGACCACACCGCCTGTGGTGGGCAACAGCCTAGTGCTACACCACCCACACGGCAGGCTATCCGTGCGTGAAATATATGGCGAGAGTTGGGGTAAACGCACGGCGATGGTGGTTAGGCATGCTAAACTTGCTTAGCCCAAAGCTCCACCGCCTCCATGACGATGATGTTTTTAGTCTTGCCTGTTTGTTTGGCAAGATTGTCAAGCAATTCGGCAAATTCTATCGGCACTTTAAAACCAATCGGTTTTACGCCACGGCGTTCGTCACTCTCACGCTGAGTTTCAGCACGGCTTTTTGGGGTTTTGACAATCTTAGGCATTTGACAATTCCTTACATTCTTGGTAAGATAATCATAAGTTTTAGGAGTGAAGCGGTGTGCTTGCCACCGCCTCAGCCTTTATAAGGCTACCTGCTTAGTAAGCGTTATTGCTAACTGTTAGCAGGATAACAATGATGATTAGCTTTACGACTGCTTTCATTGTCTTATCTCCTAAGGTCGCCACCACTTGACTAGGTCGGTGGCGGATAACCTATCAGGCTTGGGTGTCCTACCACCCTTGCTTGATGGTTTATATTATAGTTTAAACTACATTAAAAGTCAAGTAATTATTGCAATTTATTATAAAATTGTTGTGATTATTTGGCTTTTTTGTTATCCAAAAATAAAAGATTTTTAACCGCTTATGATGTCATCATGAGCGGTTTTTTTATTGGGGTTAATCATGAAAACCATTGAACTACACGGCATTTTAGCCAAAAAATTTGGCAGATACTTTACGCTTGATGTGCAAAGTGCCAAAGAAGCCTGCCACGCCCTAGCGTGCCAAATCCCTGCCTTTAAAAAGTTTATGGCAGACAGCGAACAGCTTGGGCTTAGATTTGCTGTGTTTTTGGGTAAAAAACGCAATCAAAAAACCAACATCGGTGAGCATGAGCTTGGCGATAGGGATTTTGTTTGGTATGAATTTGGGCTGGGTCTTTAACAAAGGGTCGGAAGACACCAATTTTACAGAAATCCAAGTCAGCCCAGACGGTCGCTCCAACATTGCCACGCTCGGCACATTTGCCTATCCCACCAATAAGCACGAAATCACAGGGCTACAAGGCAATCTGACACAGTTTTATCGTGGGCGAATTGTGGATAAACTCGGCAATGCGTCAGACTGGACGGCTTGGGCATCTGGCACGACGTCGGGGGATGCTGGCAAGGTGCTTGATTTAATCAGCGGTCAGATTAATGGCAGTCATCTTGACCAAACCTTACGCACACCCATTGCCAAAATCGGTGATTTACAAACTGCGGTGGACGGGGTCAATGCACAATTGCCCACGCTAAATAGTCAGCTTGCCACGGCAAACCGTGAATTGCAAACCGCCATTAGCAACATCACCACCGAGCGTAATCGCATCACTTCCGCCATCCGTGATATTACTGCTTTACAAGCGGATAAAAATGCCAAAACGCAGGAAATTGCCAATTTAACCCAAACCATGAATGGGCATACATCATCAATCCGTGAATTGGGGGTAACAACGGGCGATTTATCGCAAAAATATACTCAAATCAAAACACAGGCGGATAATGCCACGTCTGAGATTACCACCATTAAACAAACACAGACAGGGCAAGCGAGTAGTATTGATAGATTAGGAGCGAGATTTGATAATTTGGCGGTGGGTGGGCGGAATTTATTACTTAATACCCAAGCCCTAAACCCACTTTGGACACGCCCCACCAGTATTGAAAATGGTGTGGCAACCTTTGTAGCTACTGGCAGACTACTGGCAAGCACTCAACAATCTGATAATGTCCAAGCATTAGAAAACGGTAAGGTTACCATTAGCTTTACCGCTAAATCCAATCGAGACGGTAGATTGCATATTAGACTACGCCGTTTTAATACAAACAATCAATTAAGCGATATCGCCCAGTATATTGCCATTGATAGTCGTGAATTTAAGCGTTATAGCTTAACATTGGATTATAGTAAATGGACAAATCAAGAGCGTGTAAACTTTGAGATTGCAACCTATGAACGGGCAGGTTTTGTGTGCGAAGTTAAGTTACCTAAATTAGAAATTGGTACAATACCAACAGACTGGACACCCGCACCAGAAGATTTGCAAGCTGATATTGACGCAAAAGCAAGCTCGGCAAGCCTTGATGAGTTTAAACGCACACAGGCACAAAAAGACACCGCCACTGCCCAAAAACTGTCCACACTGCAAACCACCGTAAACGGTCAAACCACAAGCATCAGAAATGTTGAGCGGTCAGTCGATGGCGTGCGTGCAATTAAGGCGGTAACGGTGGACAATAACGGCGTCATCAGCGGTTATGGTTTGATGAGCGAGCTACAAAACGGTCGTGTGACCAGTCAGTTTGGCGTGAATGCTGATAGCTTTTTCGTCGGCAGTCCAAGAAACGGCAAAAAGCCATTTGCTACTTACACCCAACCTACGGTGATCAATGGCGTGCGTATTCCTGCTGGTACGTACATCAACACTGCTTTTATCGCCAACGCCAGCATCACCATGGCGAAGATTGCCGACAGCATACAATCTGATAACTATGTTGCAGGGCGGCAAGGCTGGCGACTGTTCAAGGACGGTCGTTTTGAGCTGAACAACACTTTTGGCGACGGTTCAAGTCTTGAACTAAACTCTAAAGGCTTAATCGTCTGGTATGACAAGGCAAGGGGTAAAAAAGCGGTAGAATTGGGGATTTTCACATGATAACAGGTCTTAAAGTATGGGACAGACAAGGTCGTGAGATAAGTAGCATTACTGGCAGATATTGTAAGTTTGTCGGTTCTGCTATTATCACCAAACCTGAAATAAAGAGAATCCATTACGATGTTCCTGAGGGTGCCACACGCATTGTGGTACCCGTGTACCTTGGCAGAGTCGACGAAATCAATCAACCCGAGCATGTTTCAGAAGAAAAAGGAGAAGAGGAAGATGCTTATTCTTATACTTATGAGTTGTGGCAAGCCAAGGTACGCATCTACAGAACAGGATTTTCTTACAACACAAGAGGTCAAGAAGGCAAGAAGCAGACGCCCATCAAAATTTACTGGGGGTACATATGAGCTTTCATACTTATAATAGGGCAGGTCAAAAACTGTTAGACAGTGATGAATTAGTTTTTAATTTTGTGATGTCAGGCAGATTGACACGACTGTTAGACAAGCCATTTGAGGCTAATAAAAGAGTATATTCGCACCGAGCCAAAAGGTTGATCATCAATTCAAGAGTAAGGACAACTGTAGCAGACATATACAGTCCTGAATATTGTATGTATTATATCGATGTACCAAGAGCTGTCAGCCCTCTATGTGCGATATATTACGATGACCTGGCAGAGAATTGTAATCCAGTAGTATATCTAAATACAGGCTATGTCGGCAGTACAGCAAGAATGATGTTCTACTCAAATGGCAGACTGTCAGATGCTGAGCTTGCCAAGTTTCAGATTTATATTTTTGATGTGGTGGCGACAGAAAAAGAAACTACCGTGGGCATGAATTTGTATGACCGTGAGGGCAATGTTACTTTTAGCAGTCGAAGCCAGCCAATGAGCGTACATACTAGGTATGTCTATGACAGTATACCTGACTCTTACGCATATGTCACAAAACGCGAAGCGTCATTAACTGAATACGGCTATTTCTCAAGAAGCAAATGGGAGGATTATTATTATCTTTCAAAAGGAAACCATAAGTCTGAGATGTGGAACAGATTGAATTCAGGTACAAGAATTAGAGACCTTGTACCTTCAACGATAAACTCCAAGTCTGCGGGTCTGCCCTCTGCAAAAGTTAGATATCTAAGATATTACCCAGCCACTGCAGCTGAATTAGCAGGCTATATTATTAGCATCAATAACGGAGGTTTGCCAAATCCTGTAGAGGGTGATCTGTTTCCAACTTTGGGTGGTCATTACACGCACATGGCTAATAAGCATGTGCTAACTCACACGCCGATATTGACAGCTATCGGCTGTTCAGACAAGCCAGCTGTGCTATTTAGTGTGCCCTTTAGTGAAATCAAAAGAGATGGCACGGTCAGACACGGTGGTACTTTGCCTGACTCTAGAAGAGTAATATTTACTGGACGCACATCTTTTGATTTTGTTGATATACAAAATTTGCCTTTTCCATTCACAAGGAGACCATCATGACACAACACCACTCCCATAACCACCACCGCCCATCACTGATGGGCTTTTTTATTGAGTAGAGATAAACCTATTTTATGGGGCTAATGCCCCTTTTTTATTGGAGAGACTATGAACGAAAATCAATGGTTACGATACGATAATACACCCCATATCATAGACGTTTCCCACCATTAGTATGTTAGCTCCGCAGGGAGCTTTTTATTGGAGTAAAAAATGCCCGAAACCTTAACAAAAGCCATACCTTTTTTAACCAAACTATTTGCGTTAATCGTGGGCGGTCTAATCAGTCTTATATTAAGTGGCGATATTAATCTTGATAGAGACGATAACGCCAGTCTAACCCTAAACTTAAAAATCATCATCAAAATCACTTGTGCGATTGGTTTGGGGCTTTTCATGGGAGAATTTACCGTTGATTATTTTAACTTTGAGCATCTCAATTATTACGCACAAGCGTCGTTTTATTTGGTTTTTTCAGCATTTGGTATGCTTGTTTTCGGAACAGTGTACCGCTCGTGGCAATTAACCACGTCTGATAAGACATTGTCGGAGATTGTGACCGAGATTAAAAATATCGTTAAAGCATTGATTAAATAATCTTGTTGTTTTTTTAACCGCCCCTAGGGCTTTTTTATTGGAGAAAATTATGACAATCAAAGACATACAAACCGCCATCGGCACAACGCCAGACGGCATTTGGGGCAATCAATCTATCCATGCCCTAAGAGTGGCATTATCAAATGGCGTGGTTATCCCCATTACCAAAAACATCACGCTCAATGAACTTCTAGCAAGCCAAACCGCCACACGCCATAATATTGACAATATGCCAAACGCACAAGTTTTGGCAAATTTGATTGAAAGTGCGGTGAAGTTATGGCAACCTGTACGAGACATTTTAGGACACCCAATCATCATCACAAGCGGTTATCGCTCCCCTATCCTAAACAGACGCATTGGCGGGGCGAAAAACTCAGCTCATTTATTCGGCTATGCCATTGATTTTAGTTGTCCTGCCTTTGGCAATACAAGGGCGGTGGTAAAACATTTGGCAGATGAATTTAAAAAGCGTGGTATAAAATTTGACCAATGTATCTTAGAGTACCCCCAAAGCCCTAACAGTTGGGTGCATTTGGGCCATAAACGCTCAGATGGCGTACAGCGTGGGCAGGTGTTTAGGATTGGGTAAAGGAGGGGGGTATTCATGCACCTCTCACGAAAATAGCTGTTTCTGACAGCCTTTTATCTAAGATTATCTAAATAATCTGCCCAATCCTGTAGCATTTTGGTTCGTTCGGGCAAGTACAGGGCGTGGTTATAAATGCCACTGACTGTATTGTCCACATGAGCCATTTGTAGGTTGATATGCGTGGTATCATATCCTAGTCCGTGTAGATAGGTTGAGCCTGTGGAGCGTAGGTCATGCCCTGATATGTTTTTTAGCCCCATATAATCTAAGGCACAATTAACCGTCATCGCTCCAATGGGCTTTGTAAAGTCTTTGGGCGATACAAATACAAACTCACCAAGTCCTGTCATGGGGTGCATATCTTTTAACAATTTTATCATCTGGTCGGATAATGGCACAATATGGGGGCGGTCAGTTTTCATGTTGCGTTCGCCTTTTTTGCGTCTTGAAATCTCAGCAAGTGGCACGCTCCATAGCTTGCGTTCAAAATCTATATGTTCCCAACGCATAAACCTTGCTTCTTTGGTTCGGCACATGGTGTAGAGCATTGTCCATATCACGCCTTTTGTGGATGGCATACCGCCATAATTTTGCAGTTTTTGTAGCAGTAGTTTTAGCTCATCAAGGGTCAAATCACGGGCATGGTCAATGGGCGGACGCTCAATCTCACCTTTTGCCCCAATCGTGGGGTCATGCAAGCCACGCACCGACCGCATGGCATGGCGAAATATCAGCCCTGATTGCTGACGGCAAAGCTCGGCGGTTACTTCGCCCGTGCCATGCTTTTTAATATTAGCCCTGACCAGTTTTAGTACTCTATTCATCATCTGTATGATGTCTATGGTGTCAATGTCTTTAATGGCTTTGTTGCCAATCTCAGGCAGGATATAGGTATCTAGGTTATGGCGGATTTGTCGAACATAGCCACTTGACCGCTTATCTTTGATTTTATCCAAAAAGGCATTGGCGTGATACGCAAATAAATCGGCTCGCTCATCTTTGGCGATTTGCTTTTCTTGGCGTTCTTTGGCAATTGGGTTAATGCCTTGTTTTAGGGCCGCTCTGGCGTTTAGGTGCTTTTCTCGTGCCTGCGATAGACTTATCATCGGGTATTCGCCAAGCAACATCATGGTTGCCTTGCCGTCAAAACTGAAACGGTAATACCAATACTTTTTGCCATTGGGGCGGACCTCAATGCATAGACCTTGTTTGTCTGTTTTGCGATAAAGTTTATCGGCGGGTTTTAGATTTTTAATTTGTGTGTCGGTTAGCATAAAAAATTGAGTGTAATGGGCTTTACACTCAATATTATACTCAATTTTTTATGGGTTGCAATGGGTAAAAATGGGTAAAGATGATGAAAGAATAATAATGAAATGCTTTATTTTATTAAATTATGGCTTTAACCATGTTTCATCATCTTTGCCCATTGTTTATCATATATTAGTTATCCATGATTAAGAGCATGTCAAATCCTTATTTTTTATTTGCCTTATCTTGTCGTCTTGTCAAATTTTACCGTACTTACGCCGTCATCGCCTGCTTTTAGCATGATGTGAGCCGACTGACTGGCAAAGATACCATTACACACCACGCCCACGATGTTGTTTAGGGTGCTCTCTAGCTCGGCAGGGTCTGTGATGTCCAAATCATAAGTATCCAAAATCACATTACCATAATCAGTGACAAAGTCTTCCCGATAGACAGGCTCGCCCCCGAGTTTGACCAGTTCACGAGCCACATAGGAACGGGCTTGGGGCAGTACTTCCACCGCCACAGGGAATTTGCCCAGTTTGGTGACTGTTTTGGAGTCGTCCACCATACACACAAAGCGTTTGGATGCTACCGCCACGATTTTCTCACGGGTCAAGGCACCGCCACCGCCTTTTATCATGTTGCCATGAGCGTCTATCTCGTCCGCCCCGTCAATGTACAAATCAAGCTCGCCCACCGCATTTAAATCAAAAATTTCAATGCCTAAGGCTCTTAATTTATCTTCGGTCACTTGTGAGCTTGCCACCGCCCCTTTTAGGCGAACCTGTGGCAACAGCTCAATCAAGCAGTTTACCGTACTGCCTGTCCCCACACCCAAAATCATGCCGTCTTCGATGTAGGCAAGGGCGGATTTGGCAACGGCTTGTTTTTGGGCAAGTTTGGGGTCGGTGTGGGCTGTGTTAGACATGATGATCCTCATAAAAATTTGGGGTTATTTTACGCTAAATTTAGCAAAAAATAAATCATAAAAAATCAGCTCTACCATACTAAATAGAGCCAAAGCCTATAAGTGCGTCAAATATTATCATACACCGTATCACGCCGTCCCACCGTAATCACAAGCACCACCAATTTATCATCCCTAACTTCATAAACCAAACGATAACCCACCTTACGAAGTTTGATTTTGTATAAATTCTTAGCATTCGCCCCGTGTAGTTTATTCTTGGGAATGTGTGGATTTAACAGCACTTCTTCTAGCTTTTTTAAAAATTGCTCGGCAATCGTGGCGTTTAATGTTTCAAATTCTTTTAACGCAGTTTCATTAAATTCTAATTCATAAACACGATTTTCATCATTATTGGAATTTGGCTCGTAAGTCAT